TTCAATTGGGTCAATGGGAGCAATTACGCCTCCTACTCAAACCTCACTAGGTTCGGGAGATAATTTTGGCCCAAAAATTAATAAAAAGAAAACCAAAAAATCTTCATCCATTCTTGGATTTGCGGATTTTATAAAAGAACAAAATAATCTATAAAAATGAAATTAATTAAAACATTTGAAAATTTTATGCACAGTGAACTAGACACTGAACTAGCTCATCAAGCAAATACATTAGATATTCCACAACACGCAGCAGGCATGGACCATGAGGCTAATCATGAAGTTGAGAACTATATGTTCTTTGGCAATTTAAAAACAATTCAACGATTAATCGAGATCATGTTGGACATGGATCCAATGAAGGTTGATCAGTTATTAAAAAATGGTCATAATTGGGCAGAAGATCATGTAACATCGTCAAAGGACGATCTTGAAGAAGTTGCAGATTTCTTAATGGGAGAAATGACTAATCATGAAGTTCAAGAAGCTAGTGCAATGACCTATTCATGTAATGAATGTGGTACAATGTATGAAGCGCATGAGATTAACGAAGACCATATGTGTTCGTGTGGTGGTAAAGTAGAATAAAATTAGGAATAATTATGAAAAGCACCTTTGTTAAATCGTTTGGGTTATTTAATGAATCATTAGAAGACTCAACCTTAAATACAGCAGAATGGTATTATGGAATTGCAGACTGCCATGGATTAGAATCCTTTATTAAGGAGCCTTCATTGACTCATGCAGCAAATTTAGATAGATTAAAGCAATTGGGAATTAGTGATTTTGGATCAGAGGCTGATCCTGCAAAAAAAGCGTATGGCGGTAATTTAGCAATGATGCAAATGAGATGCAAGTTTAATGGCCAACGCCATCCAGTGGTTTATAGAGCTAAATTATCAGAAGACGATGCTGATATGGTACAGGATCTATTGGATAGTGGTGACTATATTAATTCACTTAATGTGGTTAAAGGAAATTCAAAAGAAGTTCAATTAGCTAGAGGTGGAAATGGCTCAGCTGAAAAGGCGTGGAAGATGATTCCAAATCCAGATTTAGACCCAATGCACAATGATGATAGCTTAGGATATCATTAAAAATAAATATTAAAAAATAAAAACCAAAAACAATGAAACTCTCAGTAGGTGACAAAATTAGGATTCACGTAGATGTGGAAGAACTGCAAAATGATTTGCTTGAAATGGTAGATGGCCAAGAAGCAGTCATTACCGAAATCTATCAAAATAGTTATGAACCTGACGTTGACCGAATTGAAGTTGAATTAGTTAATCCAGTTGAGTTTCATGGACAGAGCCTGGTGGTTGTTCCTGGTTTGTATATGGATAATATTGAAAAAATTGAAGGCCTTCAAGAAAGTAAAAAAACTGCTAAAAGATACCTAAGTAGATTTGTTGGAACTTTTGCAAATTATTAATTATGAAATCTGGTATAAAATTATTTGAAGCATTTTACGGAAAAGACTATTTGGAGCATGAATTTGACAGATATGATAGTGATATTGATTTTTACAAGACGGTTAAAATAAAGACTGCTGCTAATCCGGATAATTTAAAAAGATTAGCTGAATTAGGAATAACAAAGGATGTTGAAGAAATTGAAGATATTAGTTTTGATACAGTTAGGGTTACATATGAAATGAAACCTTATTTTGATAATGCTGGGATTCATGATATTGACTTTATCCTAAGGACCGTTTATATTTCTGGCGAATATACAATTTGGGATGAAGCTAAACAGGAAGAAACTCGGTATGATTTTGAAATTGAAGATGCTGGGCCGTTTGACGGTCGAGTTCAGGCAAAATGGGGTAGCTTACCGTTTTATCCAAAAAATATAGCAATTACTACTCCATGGTCAACTATTAAAAATGGGGTTCAAACTAAACATCCATTTGACCCATCTGCACCAGATGCATCTAAATTTACATATGAAGTAGAAATTGGTGAATAATTCTTAAATTGATTGATATTAAGTAAAAGGAAGGTCTCATACTCTTCCTTTTTTTATTTAGGTCGATAAATAACCTTATAAAAAATAGTTTAATAATATGTCTGGACTAAATCCAACCTTTGGGCTAGAGTTAATAACAGCAGAAGCATTTGCTGGGGTTAATTATATGCGCACATTAGCTGAAAAAGCAAAAACTCCAGGGTTTGCGTCATTAACTAAAGCATTAGATGAGGCGCCTACTGGAAATGGTGGGTTTTTACAGACAAACGTAAGTTCAATATTTAATAAGTTTACAGTATTCCAGTATTCGGCTTTGACGATCGGTTCAATATATAAGCCAGAAGGTCACTTTATTGGATTTTCAACTAATTTAAAATCGGATAAAGATTACATATCTGACTCGCTTACTGATCTTGTCCTTAAAAAAACAGTTCTTGACAACATTGAAGATGGCGTAATTAGTAGTGATACTAGTCCTAGGAGAAGAAGAATAGATTCAGCCTTAGCTGGACTTGAAGCAACTAAAGCAGCGGCCAAAGGCGCTGCTGCTAGTTTTAAATCAAATGTTGAAAATACATTATCTAATCCAACTGCGCCAGTTTTAATAAAATGGGGAGCAACAAAATCTCCAGCCTCAGCAATTGGATTTCAGCCATATTCACTAACTGATTTTATGTTTTGTAAAGATTATGGTAAAATTCCAAATAATCGATTGATAACTTTACGCAGATATCCATTTCCAATTGATGATTCATTAAGATTAGGCCAAACTGACCAAAAGCGTAATGCATTACCGGTTGCGCAAGCAGTTACTTGGTTTGGTAGTGATACTGGTAATTCATTAAATAGTATTGGACTTTTTAAATGGGATATGACATTTACTGATGTTGAAGTTCAGGAACAAATTATTACAGGTAATGAAGTAACGTTGGATGATTTAGCTGAGGTATTTACAAAGATTGGAAAAGGCGGCGACGCTGTTGTTGGCCTTTTAAAAACTGCATATGCAACAGTTAATGGATCAGATGAATCTATGCAACAAGCAAGCGGATTTGATAAAGAGATGCAAAAATATCAAAGGAATTTATATGATTCAACATCCGGTCCATATTGGAATCGTATATACGGCCCAGTAAACGTAATTCATAAATCAAGTAAACGTACTAGAGGAATGCAAAATCAAAATTGGAATACAACATTTACAATAAACTTTAGATATTCGTTTAGATCGTTTAATGGTATGAGCCCAAAGATTGTAGCCCTAGACCTAATTTCAAATTTTATTAATTTGACATATAATGATGCCCAATTTTTAGGCCAACTTGCTAGATATTTTCCAAAAACTGGATTAAAAATGAGCCCAACCACAACTGAGGCATTTGGTAAAATTTTAACAAGTTGGGGATCAAGCTATACTGGAAATAATGCTGATGAGTTTAGTAAAATTTTAACAAATATGAATAGCGCATTAGAAGCAGCTGGAAGTGCAATTCAAAATAATTTGATGGAGACAATAGGTAAAGGTCTTCAAACTGCATTAATGTCTCCTGATAAATTAGGAAAGGCAATTCCTGAGCTTATTTCTGTGAAAGCCGCATTATCCGATAGGCCAGTTGGAGAATGGCATATTGTTGTAGGCAATCCACTTAATCCAATTTTTGTAATGGGAGATTTATTATGCACAAATGTTGAAATGAAATGGGATGAAGAACTTGGGCCTGATGATTTTCCAACTGGTGTTAGTTTTGGAGTAACCCTAAAACAGGGAAAACCTAGAGATAAAACATCAATTGAAAGAATGTTAAATCATGGAGAAACTAAATTAACCTCAGGTATGCTTAGAACCTCTTCAATTAGTGATACCTTTGGTAAAGAAAATAATAATGTGTGGTCAGAAGTTAAGGCAACTTCTGAGGGTAAGCAAGACGAATCCCTTGCTGCATATTATGAGCAGTTAGGAGCACCAGCTAAAGCCAGGTATGACCAATTTAGAAATAGATTTTTAGTTGGATATGGATTAAGCGAGGCCCCAAAAGCAGTAACCGATAAAGCACTTAAGCCTGACATAATTGATGATAATTTACTATTATTTTATTATCAACGCCAATACGGTAAAAACTAATCAATATAATATGATAGATTTTAAAATATTTCAAAATAAGCTAAGTTTTACAAAAACAAATGGCGATGTTGTTACTGACTTAACTCGACGCAGTGTTTCATTTAAAGGAGTTTTAGTAAATCAAGGCAGAAGTTTAATAGTTGATGATGGATTACAAATGAGAGGAGACTTACTTTCAAAAATTTTATATCAAACCACTTCATTTATGTGTGTGTTATTTAAGTATAATGGAATATCTAATCCATTTTCATTAGATATTAATGATTTTATTAAAGCGCCAGATGGTGCAGTATTATCAGCAATGTTAACTAATCCTGCTAATATTAATGGAAGTAATAATAATTGGGAGACTTCTACTAGAAAAAAGAAAAAGACTGCACTAATTTCTCCAAAAACTAAACAGGATAAAATGCGGCTTGATTATTTACAGAAAAATACAAATACAGCAATCGCACCTCCTAATATAGCCAAAGACACCTCAGTAAAAGTGGTGAATGGTAAGATTATTTTTGGAGCTGATGTTACATCAGTGAAAAAGGAGGACTGCCCTGATCCAATCTCTAGGACTAAGCTACAAGCAGCATTGGTAAAAAATAAAATATTTGGTTAATGGCAGCGGTTAAAGACTTAATTATACAAACACTTGAGCCAACAATTACTCCACCAAGTATTAGTTTACTTGATCTTGAAACTGCTGGTCCAGATACAAGCGTTAGGTCTGCTTCCCAGTCAGGCTATGCTCAACAGTTAGGTAAAAAATCTCCATTAATTAGAATTGGAAATTCTACAATTGCTCCAGAGAACGTAATATCAATGTCAGTATCAATGAATTCAATTATACCTACAATTCATGTAGCTGTAATTGATACAATGGGAACACTAACTTCACGAACATATCCTAGGACTAATTTATTAATCACTGCATTTGTTGCACAAAGCCATCCAAAATTAAAATCCTTTTCTCAATCATTCTTAATTACAAATGTCAATTCAATACCATTGGGTTTTGGAGAAACCAGATATGATTTCTTTGGGGAATTGTATATTCCAAATTTGAATGGTAATTTTATTAAATCATATAATGGTCTAACTTCAGCACAAGCACTAAAAAAAGTAGCAGAAGAATTAGGATTAGGTTTTGCAACAAATGAAGATACGACTGATGATAAAATGACTTGGATTAATCCTAACTTAAATTATAAATCATTTATTAAGCAAGTAACAGATCACTCATATAAAAATGAAAAGTCTTTTTTTGAATGTTTTATTGACCGGTATTATGTACTTAATTTTATTAATGTTGAAAAACAATTTAAACAGTTTAATGATGATAAAGAAATATCAGACGGATATCCAGCAATATCAGCTGAATCAATTGATACTTCTAGAGCAGAAAATGGAAATACAATATTATCACCAGATACAACAATTAAGCTTATTTTAACAAATTCATCTAGCGGAAGTAAATTATCTGAGATGAAAATTTTAGAATATTCAATGATTGGCGAAAATGGAGATATTTTAAAAAATAATGGTTTTAGAAAAAGAATTTTTATTTATAAACATGGAGAGACTGATCCACTTAACACCTGGTTTGTTGAACCTCTATCTGAAGCATCAGCGGATGGAGTAAGTGTATATCAATTGCCTGATCTAAAAGATTATATTGATAATGATGTTGTTAAATGGATGGGAACTGATTATAACAATGCTCATCTAAATTATAAATTTGCAAAATTATTAAATAATCATAATTTAGTTGAATCAAATAAAAATGCACTTTTGGTTAAATTGCCTGGGTTTAATCATAATATACTTAGAGGAAGTAGAATTAAGGTAAATATATATTCAACCAGAACTCAACAAATGAGTCATGATAAAATACAAAATGATTTGGCAGTACCTAGTGATTCTCAAAAATCCGATAATCCAATGGAGAGTAGTGCATCTGCTGAAATATTAGATACATATTTAAGTGATACATATTATGTAAAGAGTATAGATTATCATTATAATACGCAGGACCCGGCATATAAATTTACAACAACAATGATTTTAAGTAGAAAAAATTGGTTACCTGAACCAAAGGTAGAAAATAAAGAATAATTATGGCAGTAAATTTTAAAACAAATGGACCAAGAAGATGGAAGCAGTTTGTAAAAACTTCGCTTAATGATATACAGGATCCAATATTCCTGACATTTGACTTGGACTTTTTTCCACCAATACATCAACAAACTGCATCAAATGATGGATTATATTTTGATGGATTATTTAAGAAGGGACATGTGGCAACCAAAGACGAGAGTGAATATAACTTGGTTGAATGGGCAGCAATTGACTGGTTGTATGCATATGGTTCTCCATGGACAAAAAAGAATTTTCAATATTTAGGAGATGCCACAGTATTATTAAAACAATTACAAGAGAGCCCATGGTATTTTCAATCTATTATGGGAGTAGATAGTTTATGGAAAGCTGCAAGTAGAGTTAAAGAAGGGGATAAAAAGATTGAAATTACTATAAATTGCCTTGATTCAATACAGCAACCATTACTTAGATTTGCTGAAGCATATCGCCGCGCAATTTATGATTTTGATAAACTATGTTATACACTACCAGATAATCTTAGAACATTTGATATGACAATTACTCTATTTGAAATTAGAGATATTAGTGATGACTCTGGTAATTTAGAAAATGGACTTCACCAGTTAAAATATAGACTACAACGCTGTGAATTTGATTTTTCAGATATACTTAATGGTGCAGGTACTACTGAAATTAAAGCGTATACTGAAGATAAACCTTTTAGTACATCATTTAAAATTAGAGCAGCATGGGTAATGGAAGAGTCAGAGTCCTCAAACGTGTCTAATTATCAGTCATTAGGTATTTTTTCAGGCCTAGCAAGTTCGCTTGGAAGTAAAGCTCAAGGCTTTTTACAAAGTGCAGCACGACTACCGGCCCGAATACTTGGGGATCTTACCAACCAATTACAAACTAAACTTGAAACCGCATTAGGCCAAAATGTGTATAATAGAACTACTGAAGTACTTGGAACAAATCAACTATTTGGTAGAACTTCACCAGTTGGACCAGGCGGTGGAGCTGTTGTTAATGACGATGTTTATCCAGGAGTGGATAAGAAGCCTGTAATTAAGGATGGCGGTTTGGGTGATGTTTATCCATAATTCTAATAATAGGTAAAGTGAAAAGTTAAAAAGTGTAAAATGATAGGACCAAATCACGATATAGACAAGGATCCAACTGGATCGGATAATTTAACTACTAAATTTCTTGGTGAAGTAGTTGATGTTACTGACCCATTACGTGAGGGTCGGTGTAAAATTAAAGTATTTAGTATTTTTGATACTTTACCAGTTGAGGATATTCCATGGGCAACACAGTCTCAAAAACCTGCATTTTTTGGGCAAGATGCAAAGGCTGGCTCAATTTCAATTCCTAAAAAAGGAGCAATTGTAAATGTCCGATTTAATAATGGCGATCTTTATTCTCCAGAGTATGAACAGGTGCAGGAAATTGGAGATGATATTAAAGAAGAACTTAAGAAGAGTACGGATTACGAATATGAAGGCGCTCACTATATCTTATTTGATGGAGATGAACAAATTAAATTTTGGTTTAATAAAGGTAAAGGCTTAACCCTTGAGATGAAAGACTCTTACCTAAACATTGATCAAAATTCCAAAATTGAACTTTATCATAAAGATGGACTATCGTCAGTTGAATTAGATGGAAATGTTATTACAGTAATGAGTCAATCTCAAGTAAATGTAGTTTCAAATTCAATTAAAACCAGTGCTCAAAATGTTCACATTGACGGTAAAACAACCCGAATTGGATCATCTAATGTTGTTGAAAGTGCAGTAATGGGAGATACTTTATACGCTGCATTATACGGCTTAGCTGCCATGATTGATGCTAAAATGCCTGCAACACCAGGTGCAGCACAACAATATATACAAAATTTAAGAGATGCAATGCTTTCTGAAACAGTAGCAATTGGCCATTAAACTTATTTAGTCTAATTAGTATTAGATAGTAAATTACAATTCACATTTGTTGAAGAATCATTACCAAACGCTTGGGGTCTCAGAAACCTCAACCCATGACGATATCCGAAAGGCATATCGAAAACTTGCAACCAAATATCATCCAGATAAAAATGGTGGAAGCTCTGAGGCGGAAGATAAATTCAAAGAAATTGCAGAAGCTTATGAGACCTTAGGTAATGAAGATAAACGTACAACTTATGATAATTCCAGAAAATTTGGTGATTCACGGAATGCTGATTTTTTTGGTAATTTTGGATCATTTAGAGACTTTTCATTTGGTGGAAACAGATCACATGATTTTAGAAACTTAACAATAATGGTTGATAAGTGGGCCACTATTAAGGAATTAATGGATGGAGCTGTATTTGATATACAATATATTGTAAATAAAACAATTTCAGGCTCGGCAAAATCTGAAAATAAACAGGTTAGGGTTAAAATTGACTTGGCAAATGAAAGTTATCCAATTTCATTTGATAATGGCAGATATTTAATTACTTTAAAAGTTAGAGGCGGTGGCTCAGGTCAAGAAATTGAAGATTTTGACTATTTGGGTAAAAAAAGAAATTCAGTAGTTACTGGTGATTTAATAGTTCGTATAAACATTGATATGTTAGGACTTACCCTTGACCAAAGTGATATTATTCAGGACTTTGAGCTAAGTTTACATGATATATTATTCACTGAAGAAGTTATCCTGGAAAGCCCAATGGGCAAAAAGTATCGAATTAAATCGTTTAATCGAGATACTCTAAATAATATAACCGTCAAAATACCTAATCAAGGCTTGCTCTCTGCATTTGGTCACAAAGGAAGCTATGTGTTTAAGATATTGGTTAAAAAGCCAAATTTTTCAAATATTAGTGAAGAAAACTTACAAATTTTAAAAGACTTGCTGATTGACGTTAATAAATAATGTTAGTACGGCCTACCTAGAGTAATAGGAATGGACTCGTATAAATAATCAAAAAAGTCTAACTAAGTTGACTACTACTAATATTAAAAGTTTAAACCAACCTGCTATCCCAGAGAATTCAGTGTTTATCATTGAGCATCTAAATGAAGCAGTTACGGTAACTAGAGAAAACAATGATGTTATTCTTGAAGGTACTGCGGCAGTTTTCGGAGTAATGAATGAAAACAATCGTATTTACGAAAAACAAGAATACTTACCTCATTTAACTTACTTAAATGAGAAGATCAAACAACGCAGACTATTTGGTGAACTTGATCATCCACAAAAATTTGATGTTTCGTTAGCTAATGTATCTCACGTAATTGAGGGACTTACTTATGATGAACCAACTAATAGTGTAAAAATTAGACTGCGTTTATTAGATACACCATGCGGTAGAATTGCAAAAACCTTGGTTGAAGCCGGTTGTACCACTTCAATCTCTTCAAGAGCTGCAGGTAATGTTGCTGAGAATGGAAAGGTTAAATTAGCAAAAATATTCACATACGATTTGGTTGCAGAACCTGGTTTTGCACAAGCTGCGCTTGGCCAAGTATCTGAAAGTTTGCAAAATAACTATTCTGCAATATTTGAATCACTAGATTCATTAAGAACTACTGCAATCACTACCAAGTTAACAGATATTTCTGAAAACTTTGGTTTTGAGGATTCTGTGAAGATTTACAGAATAAATAATCAAGAAATACCAACTAAACAAAATAATACACAGCAAATGGCTAATGAGTTTGTAACAAAAGAAGAGATGAATCAGTATTCTGAACTGGTTAAAAAGAAATTTTCTTCTCTACAAGAGAATATCTCTAAAAACAATAAAGGTCTTCAAAAGATCAGCGAAAATGCAACCGAAGGAGAATCTCCAGTTGTTGCTAAAATGGTAGAATACGTTAACTATTTAGCTGGCGAAATGGAGCAATTGGTTGAATACTCTAACTATCTTTCAACAATGTTAAATCAAGGTATTAATTACACTGAGCATGTTGCAGAGAAAGTTAATACAGTAATCGATTATTCTGATTACTTAGCAGAAAAAGTAGAAAAGAATATTCAATATTCTGACTATTTAGGAGAGAAAGTTAATCAAAATATTAACTATTCTGAATATATTGCAGAAAACGTAGAAAAAACAGTTGAATACGCTAACTACATTGCAGAAAACGTAGATAAAGGCATTCAATACACTGAATACGTTGCTGAAAGCGCAGAAAAAGGAATTCAATTTTCAAATTACCTAGCTGAGAATTTAGATGCAGCAATTAAATACTCTAATTATCTTGGAGAAAACCTTGATCAAGGTATTAAATATTCAGAATATATTGCTGAATCATTAAATGAAAAAATCACTCCTTCAGCTTTAACTAAAACTCGTTCTTTACTTGGAGAAGTTAAAAAATTAAACGAAGGTGTAGAATTTGAAGTTAATGAAACTTCTTCAGTTGATGATCTAGTTGGAGCAGTTGATGGAATCTTAACTCACATTAAATCAAATTCAGCTAAAGCTGTTTTGGAAAACAAATATCCATTCCTAAAATTGTTAAACGAAGGTCGTAAGCAAGCATTCTATAATTTAGATCAAGCTACTAAATCTGCAATTGTTGAAACAATGCAAGGAGCTATTTACTTTAACGAAGGTGAAGTAGTTAATATTATGGAAGCAGTTCTTAACAAGCAAGTTGAAAACACTCCTAATTATATTAAACTTATGCCAGCTGCATACAAGCAATTATTTGAAGGTATGACTGATGGAGAGAAAAATTGGATGGCTTCTCAAGCTAATAACTTCACTCTAAATACTTCATATCAAGTTAAGTCTTTCTGGGATTCTCGCGATTTCAGAGGAATTAATGAAAGAATTGCAACTGAAACAATTATAAATAATAATTCTATTAACGAAAACCAAGGTAAAGAAGGTTACGTATCGTTAAACCAAATAAACGAAAGTCTACGTGGTTATTCTAATAACTACATGGACGCTCTTAAAAGAAGAGCACAAAATTAAAAAAACATTTTTTAAAAAATGGCAACAAAAATTTTCAAAAAATTGAACGACGCTTCAATTAGAGAAACTTGGACCCCAGTTTTAGAAGGTTATGGTGCAAACGTTACAGCTCGCCCTTGGTTAGTTGACTACGCTCACAATCATGCTATCTTCGATAACGCAGGTTCAATTAATGAATCAAACTCAGGAGTAGCTCCAGGTTTATTCTTACAACAACCTGGTTCTATCAGTTCTATTGGTGCAATTAGTTCTCCAACGAGTTCTATGACTCCATTCACTGGTGGTGCTAAAAACGGTTACGGTGCTTCTGTATCTGGTTCTGGTGATAAATTCCCAAGCCTTTTACCAGTTGCAATCCAAGTAGCTGCTAAAACTATTGGTTTCGACCTAGTTGGTGTAGTTCCTATGGATTCTCCAGTAGGTTTCCTACCTTACTTGGATTATGTATACCAAGGTGGTAACATCGACAAACAATACGAACCATATTTGATCAAGATCACTGGTGCATTGGAAAATGCTGCAGGTTCTACAGTAAATGGTATCGCAAATGGTTCTAAATTCACAGTAGCAACTCTTCCATTCGCTGAAGGTTCTAACTACGGTGTTAACGAAAGCAACACTGACCTAGTTCTACAATTCGTTGGTAAATCACGTGTTGATGGTTCTCCAATCTTCAAAGTTATCCTATCTCATGATGGTGGTACTCTTGCTGATTACTTTGCAGCTGACGTTGATATTCAACCAGCAAGTGCAACTGACGTTTCAGGTACTGCGGTAGTAACTTTCCGTACTGCTGATAACAAAGTTGAATTAGTTTCTGCTTTAGAAAACCATATTTCTGGTTTTACTTCAGTATCTGACGCTGATTACGCTACATCTGATTTCAATGGTCCTTACATGGGATCTACTGGATCTCAAATGGAAGGTATGGCTCGTCAAACAGCTGAATCTTCTAAATTCCGTCAAATGGGTCTTCGTATGTTCACTAAGTTCATCGAAGCAAAAGGAGATCAAGTTTCTATTTCAGCAACTGTTGAACAAATCCAAGATCTTAACCGAGTTTGGAACTTTGACGTAATCTCTATGTTAGAGAACGTAGCAGTTAACGAATTAGCTCAATCAATCAACAAAAAGTTAGTTGACCGTGTTCTTAATTTAGGATCAGTTCATGCTACTGCTGTTGAAGGTGTTGAAGGTGCAGGTATCACTACTTTGGACCTAACTGTTGGAACAACTGGATTTGAGAACATCTCAACTCTACAACGTCGTGTTGTAACTAAAATTCTTGAAATGGCTAACTTGATTTATCATAGAGGTCGTTTCGGTGCAGGTACATACATCGTTACTAACGGTCGTGTTGCTTCTGCTTTAGCAGATGTAGCTGGTTACTCTTTCGCTCCATTCAATAATGATCTTCCATCTACTGCTGGTCAATTGTACCCTGCAGGTAAAGTACATGGTTTAACCATCTACGTTGATCCTAACTTGAAATTCAGCGATAACCGTATCCATATCGGTCGTAAAGGCGCTGATGAAGAGCCAGGTGTTAAATTCCTTCCATATATCATGGCAGAGAGTCTTCAAACAATTGCAGAGGGAACTTTCTCTCCGAAAATTGGTATGAAATCTCGTTATGCTATTACCGAAGCTGGATGGCACCCAGAAACTCAATACATTACTTTGGCTGTAACAGGTCTAGGAGTATTGACTGGTTCAACTCGCCCTGCTTCTTCTTACTAATCATAAGAATTAATAAGCTTAATACGAAAAAGGCTCCTCACAAGGGAGCCTTTTTCTTTTTTAAGGACGGGTCGCTAATAAATAACATTCTAAAGTACTTAAAAAATAATACAAACAAATGAGCAATTCTGTTTTAAACTACTCACAATTTCTTTTAGAAAAGAAAGC